ACCGCCTGAAATACCAAGTCCAAGCCCCGCAAAAGGGTTGGCAGCAGTTGCAGCAGCCGCACCAGCCTTAGCACCAGCGGTGACTGCCCCTGCCACCGCTGCTGCCACTGCCCCACCTGTTCCGCCTGTCCCCGTGCCTGTCCCCGTGCCTGTTCCTGTCCCTGTTGTTGCCCCGCCGCCTGAAATTGCACCTGGTGCGCCTGTTGTGGCAAAAGTTTGACCGCCAATTTTAGGAAGTAAGGAAACGTCCTTGCCACCAAAAATGTTGTTTGCAAAATTGTAAGCAGAAATAACTGCATTGATTCCATCAATTGCCCCATTGATTAAGGGTTTCAATGCGCCTAATACTTTTGCAAATATAGCTAAAACCACTTCAGCCACGTCACCAATGACCGTCACCGCCCCGCCAATGACCTTTCCAAGAATAGGGGCAAGTGCTTTGACCACGTCAAAAAATGCTTGAAAATTGTCTTTGTTGTCAACAATAACTTTTTTTAACTTGTCAAAAACTGTAATCCAGGCTTTGAAAATTGGTTCAGCCACGTCACGAACAACTGCAACAACGTCCGTGATTATCTTGCCCAATCCCTGTCCTTCAGTCAAACTGAAAGCACTTGAAAGTTTGTCAATGATTGGCACGGCTTGGTCATTAATAAAAGTGATGATTTTTTCCAAAACGGGCAACAAGGCAAAACCAATTGTTTCTTTTGCTTCATCAAACGCCACATTCAAACGGTCAAGTCTGCCTTGAAATGTTTGGGCTTCTTGGGCTGCAAACCCTGCAAATGAACCACGCAAACTTTCATAAACTAAATTAAAATCTTTGGTTTTCAAAATTGATTGGTCAATGCCTAAACCTAGTTTGCCAAGTGCGTTTGTGTTTCCGTCATACGCCTTGCCTAAACTGTTTGAAATTGCTTCCAACGGCTTGCCAGTTGCACTTGAAATATCCAATGCCAAACTCAATAATTTTTGTGCTTCTTCAACGTCTTTTGTTGAACGAACCAAACGTGAAAATGCCGGGCGCAACTCATCATCTGTCACACCTGTTGCTAGAGCAGTTTTTGTTATGTATTTTTCAACCGCTGCAATTTGGGCGTTGGTTGCCCCTGTTGTATTTTCTAACGTCAGGGCAAGAATTCTTTGTGCTTTTTCATCTTCCAATGCAGCCTTGACGCCATCAATTCCAATCTTGACTGCATAAGCGGCTGCGGCTGCGGCTGCGGCAACAAATGCCGCTGCCATTAATTTGCCAGCGTTGCCAATCTTGTCGCCAAACGTGTCAACGTCTGCCCCGCCCGCTTTTAAGGATTTGTTCAGGTCGGAAACGTCACCAAGAATTGAGAGTTTGAGCGTGCGACTGCCAGCCATTAGTTAAACTCCCTTATGATTTTTGAAAAGGATTCTTCCCAACGTTTTACAATTTCAGGTTGGGCAGCGCGCAAGGTTGGATAAATAAACCACCCCCGTGACCCACGCCCTTCACGCCCTGACCAAACTGGAAATTGCTTCCAACGGTTTGAACCAAATTCAACACCGCCCCACACTTGTTGGGTGGTTGCACCGCCGCTAAATTTCTGACCAGCAAAACCAAATGAAATTTCACCAATCTTTGAAGACTTTGAAACTTTTGCACCTTCAGCAACTCTATTATCAACCAAATTGCGCGTACCCCTGGACGCCGTGACGATTCTGCCTTTGACCCATTCGGCAAGGGCTGAAGTTTCTTGTTTTGCTTGGGCAGTGGCTTCTTCATTCATTGCCTTAAATGAACCAATGATGGCGCGCAATTCTTGCTTGTCATAACCAATGGTTACTTCATTTGCCATTGTTCCGCCCTTCCAAAATTTCAATCACGGTCAAAATGTCTTCAGCGGTTTCAAATTCGTTTGGGGCTAACCCCGTTGCCAGGGCTAGTTCCCAAACTACTCTTGCAAGGCTTCCGACTGGATAACTTTTGGGCTTGCTTCACCCACAATGACTTCAGAAATGGTATCTGTCCAGGCTTCAAGCGGTTTGACTGGTTTGCCACCCGCTTCACGCCGCATGGCGTGATAAGCCAAAAACACCAAATCTGAAATTCCAATTTTGTCTTGGGCTTGGGCAATGGTGTTGCCCGTTGATTTCTCCCAACGTACCCACTCAGGCGGGGCGGCAATGTAAGTTGCCTGTTCGCCATTGTTGAATTCAATTGTGATTGGTAATTTCATGTTCTTTTCTCCCGATTCTAGTTTTTAGCTGAATGTTTCTGTGACTGCGCCCTGGTAGACCTTCCAAGTGAACGTAACGGTTTGAGCGTCCATACCCGCACCGCCTGCGCTTGGATAATTTAACAATGCGTCAAATACAAATTGTGCGCCTGTTGTTGCAGTCATTGTAATTGTAACCACGCCATTTGGTGTGGTGTCGCATGCCGTCCAAATTGCTTCACAAACGCTGCTTGCCTTGCCCCAATCCGCAAGCATTTCCAAAACAAATTCCGCTTCAACATTCGTCACAAAATAGGCTTCGCCATCAAGTGTCTGATACGTTTGACGGTCAAATGTTTTGGTTAAAACTGCGCTGGTCGCTTGGGCTTCAATGTCTGTTCCACCTGTGAAAGACAACGAAATGTTACGACCAGTTATGACTGTTGTTGCCATTTCTTTTTCTCCTTAGTTCGTTTGCGTGTAATAGGTTGTAACGTTTATGTCAGCCACCAACATTGGACTTTGACCCACTTCCAACACTGTTGGCTTTTCTATCGTTCCCAACTCATATCCTGCGGGCATTGCCGCAAGAATTCCGATTATTAGTTTTTCAAGGTTGTCTAATGAACCTGCATTGCTATTGGACGCAACAATGACGCTAATAACAAAATTGATTTGAACCTTTGTTGTTGACCCATTAATTAAAATAACTTCCATATATGGCGAACCTGGCAAAATACAAATGGCAGGTGGAATTGGCGATTCAGGCACGGATTCATAAACACTGGCTTGCAAGGCTGAAAATGAATTTGCCAGGGCTGCGCGCGTGCCTGCAATGCTAGACGCTGGCATTATTGGACAACCGTTTCAACGTCAAGGTACGGCATTAATAATGTTGACACCCTGTTGGTCAAACTTCTTCCCATTCTGTAAGGCGTGCTAGTAAAGTCCACACCTTCAATTTGTCCACCTGCTGCAACGCGCGACTGGAAAACTTCAACGCTCACTGCCAAAATTGCAGATTCAATTGCAGGCGTTGACGCATAAATGTTAGCTGCTGAATAGCCTGACAATGTTGCCTTGCCGTTTGGAATAATCTCACGCAATGTCACATCACCGGAAACAATTGCGGCGGTAAACAAATGAACGCCAATCAAGTCGCCTAATGTGACGGTTGCAGTAAATGGCGCGGGCAATCCCGTGACAATTACGCTTTGACCTTCAACAAAATGGTGAGCGCGTTGGGTGTAATAATAAGCCACGTTTGTTTTTAATTCGTAAGCGGTAACTGCTGAAACGTTGGCAACCAACATAGGCAAAATGACGTCTTCAGCCGTGTTAATAATTTCGTCCAAATAGGCGTCTGAATAAAGTGAAACTGACACACCAAGCACCGTGCGTAATTGACCCGCCGTCACAATGCTAGGCATGCCAGTTTCCTTTCTACTGCTGCGGCAGAATCGGGAGAATCTGCCGCATGATTGTTTTTGTTACTTGTTGTTACGGAACGCGCCGCCCGCAAGTTTAACTGCGACCGCACCGAATGAATAAACGCCAATGTTGATTGAACCATCTGCCGTTGATTCCGCGCGCAATTGATACTGTGTGCCTTCATACCATGTGTATGCGGAAGGATTCACAATAAGTAGTGAACCATCATCTGAACCACCAGGTGAAGCAAAATCAGCATACAAATCAAGTCCCGCAACGTTCCCGCGCAATGAATCAGGACGCAACGCGCCGCCCGCATTGGAAGGTTGGGAAGCCATGTAAATTGGGCGTCCGTTTTCGTTCAGTGACATTGTGTTTGCCCATTGGCTTGCACCCATAATTATGTTACGGGCAAAACCAGTGGTGTTTGAATAGACGGAAGCCGCACCGCGTGAAACGTACCCAAGCAATTCGGCAGCCGTTGGAAGTGCTGAAAGTGTTGTTCCATCAACTGTTGCATTTGTAACAAGAATGTTGTTGACATAAGCGTTTTGCGCTTTAGCCATTGCCGCAACCATGTTAGTGAGTAATTCATTGTAAAAAAGTGGTGAAGTCCTGGTCAATAATTCTACCGTGAAATTTTGTTGCCCTGCGAATTTTTTGACGTCCACTGATAGGAAAGCACTCTCCATGTTTGTGTCAGAAAATGCGCTGCCTTCATTTGTTTGCGCGACTGTTGGGACAACGGAAATTTTTGGAATTTCAAATGTCATTCCCGCGTCAGGCAATGCGCCGCGTGAAATGGCGTCAATGCTTGGGCGAATTGTGCTTGCAAGTCCGTTGATTACTTCAGTCAATTGACGTGTTGGAACAAGTCCTGCTGAATCTGTGGTGTTGTTATCAGCTGCCATGACGTACTGGCGCGCGTCTTCATTACCTAATGCGGCAAGCACCTTGTTTTCAAGATATTTTGCAGCAGTGATTTCAATGCGTGGTTTGGTTTTGTAGCCACCTACTGCGTGAGCAGCGGCGGTGACTGACTGTGCGGCTTCTACCGTTTCGGCGGTTGAAGCGTCTTTGACGGTGTCTTCCACTTTGTCTTCCCCTTTGTTAGTTTGTATTTCTTCAGTTTCAGTTGTTGAATCTGAAATTTCATTGTCTTCCGTTGCGGCGACTTCAGCCACACGCGCTGACCTAATGGCAGGTTCGCTGGTTAATGCAACGCCTGTCAAGTCACCCTTCAAAACGCGGATTGTTCCATCTTTAAGTGTTTCGTATTCATTAAATGAAACTTCAACGCTGAAACCGTCCCGCAAACCTTCTTGCGCTTCCACCAATGCGTCAGTGCCAGCAGTAGTGTTTGCAATTTTGAAAGTTGCGTCAATGCCTTTGTCACTTGATTGAATTGACAATGTTTTACCAATGCGCCGCGTGCGGTCATGTTCTAAATTCAACATGACGGGTTCAGGTGAAATTGAATCACTTGCAAATTGTAATTTGCCCATTGAAGTGTTGCCTGTTTCTTCAAATGTGACAATGCGACCGGTGATTGTGCGGCTGCTTGAATCGGCAGCAGTGATAAGCATTGGTGTGATGACTTTTTTCATAGCAGCATGTCTTCTTCCTCGCGTATTTCATCAACGCTCATTGCGCCAATGCGGTTTAAGATTTCATAAACTTGCGCACGTTCAAATGGATTGCCGCGCAAGAAATCGTCCAAATCAAATTTTACTGTATTGCCAGCGGGCGTGAAATCTGCAAATGAAAGTCTTTCTTCAATTATGTGCATGTAATTTCTGAACGCAAAATCCACCAAATCACGCCGCTTGTCAAGCGCGTTGGCATAAGTAAAACTTGATTGTTGAGAATCTGTGAAATAGGCGGGCAAATTGCAAGCCCTGCTTAATTCTAAACTAACGTAATTTCGGGCTTCATTTAATTGAAGATTGCGTGGGTCATAACCAATTGTTTCCAACGTAACATCTGCGTTCAAAAATGCCGTACTGCGTGACGCACGCGCCGTTTTCCAGGCACTTAACAATTTTGAAACGCGGTCAGCAGGTAATGACGTGCCATTTGATTTCAAAACCATTTGTGGAATTGGTTCATTGGCAAAATTCATTGCCGCACGTTCCAGGGCGGCGGCTGCCTTTATTGTGCGACCAGCGCGACTGAGCAACCCTTCTTGCGTGCCGTTGAATACGACCAAATTTGCGGGGTCAACAAATGAACCGTCAATTGAATAAGAAACAATTTCAAAACCCACACCATTTGTTTGAATTGTTACGCGTTCAGGTGCAATTCTTTCCATTGCGCGAATTCTGCCCGTATCGGCATACCTGTCATTAACGTAAGCATAAGCGGTTGGGAAAAAAAATAAATCTGAAATAATCCACGCCCAAAATGTAACCCCTGGGATTCTTGGGTCAGGCTGGTTAATAACGCGCGGTTGCGATATTTTTTCGCCCGTTGCCTGATTGCGGGTGTGCATAGGCAATGACGCAATGGTTTGCACAATACCCAACGCGCGCGCAACCGTTGGCACGCTCATGGCTTCAGCGCGGGACGCATTGACTATTCCACCAAATAAAAAGAGATTTCCTATTTCACTGTAATAAGGCGCAATGCTGGAAGCGTCAACTTCTTGCGTATTAGCTGGAACGGCAGCAGATACTTTTGCCCGCGTAAATAAATCAGAAAATCCCATGTAGAAATTGTGTCAGACTTTTACTCTCACCCAACCATAATGTCAAGGTCATTGACTGGGCGTGTCGCGAAATGCGTCAAAAGTGCCGTTGCCACCGCGCCACACACAATTTTTGCGCTGGCACGTCTTCCAATAACCCACCCGCCGTCCCCACGCCGCAATTGCACCGCTGAAAGAATTTCGTCCGTCAATTGGGCTTGCCCCCTGTGTTTTAACCGCCCGCTATTGATAGCCGACAAAAGTTCGTCACACGATTGCGGATAGGCGTTGTCCATGTCATAAATTGGGATTCCAGCAGGTGCAAGGCGTGCGGCAACCGCGCCGCTAGTTTTACGGCTATACAAAACGTATTCGGTCGGGTACTTGCGCGCGTAATCTGCCAAATCATTGGCAACTGCCCTATCGTCTAACTGCAAGGCATTTGACCAGGTGTGAAGCAATTTAACCACAAACGTTTCATCACCCAATTTTTGGGCGGCAACTAAACTTCCATTTTTTCTGTCAGGTGATAAGTCAACGGCAAGCCACGTCAATTTGTCAGGGTCAAGGTCAACCGACTTGTCCAGGCATTTTGCCCATGAACCTGAGTCAACCGCACTTGAAATGGCAATAACCCACCTGCACAAAACTTCAGTCATAACCACGTCAGGCGGGTCATTCAAAACGCTTTTGATATTGTCGGAATGGATTGTTACGCCCATTGCGGGATTGGCATGCCTGGCATTTTCAACGCTGATTTCGTCAGTTGGGGCTGACCATTCAAAATATCCAATTTCATCTTCCGCACCTGCAATTTTTGCCAACGCCCTATCACGAAAAGAATTCAAAACTACGCTTGCAGAATCCCCGGCATTTGTGTAGCACATGACCATTGGGTTTTTAGCAGCTAAAAGGGTGTAACGCAAACTTGCAAAACTTTCAAGGTCGGTCTGTTCGCGCAATTCGTCCAGGTGGACGGTTTCAGGTCGGGACACACCGCGCGCCGCTGACCCACCTGCCTTGACCATAAAACGCGTGCCGTGCAATGTTTCGATTTCTTCAGCCCCATGCGCCCAACGCACGCGTTTGACTTTTTTTGCCAATCCGTCATTTGCTTCAATAAGTGAAATTAATGCCCTGAATTGTTCCAGGCTGGTTGCCAGGCGGTGCGCTGACCCAATTTGCAACGGCTCTTCCCATAGAAAAAGTCCGCCCAAAATTCTGATTTGCTGCAAAAATGACTTTCCATTTTGCCTGGCAACGGTGCAGATATTCAAGGGGGTAGCCCACCGCCCGTCAGGTTTAATTTTGTGAGAGTGAATTAACATGAATTTTTGCCATTCCATCAAGGAAATGTCCAGGTCAGCCGCCAAATCAATCAATTCATGCCCGCGTGACGGCAAATCGTTCAGTGGTGTGTGGATTCTAGGCGTGGAAATGCCATAAACGGTGTCTGTGTCCCTACCCAAAACCGTTTGCAGCCGTTTTAAGGCAGGTACAGGCATAACGTGACCGTCTGTGACCTTATTCATCATGTTCGTGGCTTCTTGACTCGTTTTGGGGCTTTTGCGACAA